TATAAATAAACTCTTTAGTCCATATTTGTATGCAGTAATAATATCTCTTTTAACTCTATTTGAATCTAGGATCTTTCCTTCAATTTTAGTTAGGTCATACCATTGATTGACACTCATACCTTGGTCAATAAATTTCTGGAGAATTGCCATCAACTTAATGTATTCTGCCGATGTGTTATCAGGCATATCCCAAGCTTTCATGTAATACTTTTCTTTATCATAATCAGGCACTAAACTCTTAACTGTATAAGATGCACTTTCAAATGTATCTGTAACACTTTGAATAGGATCAATACCTTGTGTGGAATTAGAAACCAATGAAGAACTTGCCGTAGGTGGAATAGCAGACAATGCTGTATTTCTCATACCATGTTTGGCAATATCTTTTCTTAATCCTTCCCAATCACATAATAACTTATTATCAACTATCTGATCTACATTCTTATTATAGGTATCAATAGGTAACTTACCTTTAGAGTATTCTGTTCTATCGAAATAAGTACATGCCCCACGTTCTTTAGCTAATTCCATAGAGGCTTTAATTAATCCGTATTGGAATCGTTCAGCCCATCTATGTGTCAACTCTTTCGATTTGATTGTACCTAATCTTGCCTCTGACTTAGCTAAGAAATGCGCGAAGTCACTGATACCGATACCTAAGAATCTATAACCTTTTGTAGGCCATTCTGCCGCATCTAATGGATATTCTTGGATATCAATAAGGTTATCTAAGAACCTAACCATTAAAGCAGTTAAATGATCTAAGTGTGTAATGTTAGATATCTTACCAAAGTTAACACAACCTAAGATACATAATGATACTTGACCATTTTCTAAGTCATAGTCTTCAACGTTTTCAAATTTAGTTTGTTTAAGTCCGTCAAACTTCATAGCCTTAGTTGGCAAGAATATTTCGCTGCACAGATTTGTTTGTGTTACCGGTTCAGAGAACATACCTTGCTTGTTAATGTTATCAATGAAGTGAATGTAAATTCGTCCAGTACCAACACGTTCCTTAACTAACTTGTTAAAGATTTCTGTTGCGGGAACCTTATTCTTTCTAATACCACGTTTATTCTCATACATCAAGTACGCTTCATTAAACTTCTTAGTATCACCATAATGCTCAAATAGCTCAGGTACTTCTTCTGATGAGAACAAAGTAAAGTCTTCTTTCTTTAATACTCTTTCAATAAAGATCGAAGGTAACCCAATTGTATAATCAATGAATCTAGCCCGTGTAGTATTCGAACCTTGATTGTTCTTGTATTCTAATACATCCATTATCTCCCAATTGAATATTGGGTAGTTGACTACTGTAGCACCAGAACGTAATGAATTTTGTGTGAACTGTTTTGAAGCCGCCTCAATTGTTTTAAGTAAAGGTAGGGCTCCAGTATGCTTAACAGTATTATTCTTAACTGGTGATAGGATACCTCTCACAGGTCCCATATCAACACCAATACCAGCTCTTCGTGCAGTCATAATACTTAATGCGTATTCAGATGATAGAATAGATTCAGCGGTATCACCCATCTTAATCTTACAACATGATGAGAACATTTTCAATTGAGTTCTTACACCTGATATGATTGGAGTAGGTAATGATATCTCATCATCCTTCAAAGCATTATAAAACTCAATAATCAACTTAGTTCTATTAGTCTCTTCAGCAAAGATAACCATACCAATCAACATAAATGTCTCTTGTGGCATCTCTAATAGCTTATCAGTCTTTGCATCCTTAATAAGATACTTAGATTCCATTTGAACAATAGAAGCATAACCCCTATTAAAGTTATTATTATGATCTAAGAATGATCCTAAGTTAATAATCTCTTCATCAGTATATGACACTAAAATATCTGGTGAATATAATTTACTCTTAACACGAGATTGGATATAGTCTAGGAATGGAATAGCATCAAATGAATCATATACTTCTTTTCGCATATGAGATATAAGTAGTCGCCCAGCATAAACATCGTAGTCAGGTGTGGCGGGGCCAATCTTTTCAGCAGCAGATTTAACTAATGTTTGATGAATGTCAACAGTTGATATCTTATTGACGAATTTGATGTGTGCGTTTAAAGCAGTACTCGATACTGATACATTTAATCCATCAGAGCATAGCTCCAGGATCTCGTGGATTTTATCGTAGTCTAAAGGTTCAAGGGTACCATCCCTTTTTTTGACGTGTATGGTAGACATAGGCTCAATTCCTCATTCATTATTTAATTGTGTTATAGGGAATATTATACCCTATTTTGATCCAAAAGTCAACTAATATTTGACGATGTTACGAAAATACCTTCCGTTGTATTATATATAGGGATACCTGCAAAAGTATCTACTATGTTTTCTAAGGTTATTATTGAACCCTTAGGATGATCTTCATCAATTGTATCTGATAGGATATATTGTTTTAATTCTAAATCGCCTTGCGCGTCTTCTATGATAAGAAGATCACTTGTATCACAACCAAGTTCTTCTAATGCTTTCATGATAGACTCTTCAGACATGCCCGTATCTTCTCTTAGTAAATACAGAGCTGCAGCATATGAAGCAATACGAGACTTGCCAAATGGGACCTTTTCCATGATTCGTTTGATGTTGAATACCAAACGATGGAACGTAGTGAACGCATCTTTTTGCTCATTGGTTTTAAGGTCTCTTGTTTTAATAAGATTTTTACCAGTATCGTCGATGATTCCAAGATCAAATGCTTCCATGTCTTTCCACGGAGTGATCAGTGTCTTTATAAATCGATATGTGTAGTATAAATCTGCTGCTTTTGATATTCCCATTTATAATTCTCTTAATGCGTTTACGATTGTAGCGTCTAGTGGAACTTCCACATACTCCGACTCAGGTAGATAATTTAAATAAACCAAGAAGGTCTTAGACACACTCTTCAATGGACAATCAGTATTATACATTAACATTAATGCAGCTTCCAATGGTCCAAACATGTTACCTAGTATGGTAATATGGTTTAGTATAAGCCTTTCCTTCAAGTCGTCATCGCGGTAGTACCGTTTAATCAATCTGTTGATGTATTTAAATCGAGCTAAGTCCGACTTGAAGTCTTCTGTAGTAGCCCAATTGCTAGCTTGATAATGCTTCGAAGCATATAACTCAAAGGTTTCTTTATTCAATTTCATAATATAAGGGGGGTTGGTTTATTTCTTTTTCTTAAGGACCTTGTCTTTGAGCTTAGCCACCATACCTTTCTTCTTAACTTCTTTCTTGGGAGCTGATTTAGTACCATTGAACTCATCAACATCAGCTTTAGATAATTTCATTACTAACATTGCTGCACCATTAGCGGCAAAAATACCTTTCTCAGTTGCTACCGCATTTCTAAATTGACCTTCTTTCTTATACTTCATGTACTACTCCTTGCATATATCAGCGATCCAAACATTTTTGGATTCACCATTTAAATTGACTTCTACGTAATTACTACATAGTTTATTTATAGTGACCTTTTCTCTAGTTTCAGTAATGATGACCTCATCACCAACCCCAAACAAATTGCCGTTGATGTATTTCTCTCTAAGCATTGATATTCTCTTTAACTTAGTTTCTTTACGATATGTAGTGGATTCTTTAAGTCCCATACCAGAACGGACAGCATTCATTAATGCCTCAGCTCCTTTAAACCCTTTAGGCATTCCTTTAGTGAATGTAATGAGATCATTATCAGTTGCTGCAGCTCTTAACTTAGAAGCAGACATACCTGATACATCATCAGAATCTGGATCTCTTTCACCAGCGCTGATTACATTAATGCCTCCATCAAATTCATAGAAACCATGTTTTGACTTAACCCCGTTGTACTTGTTTAATGCCTTATCAAATTCTTTAACTCGATCAGAACCAACAACAACAGTGCATTTTTTAAACCCATCGTTATGAGCAACTACTAATGCATCGAAGAAACTTCTTACAGACTTATCCATAAGTATCGATCTAGCATGCTTAGGGTACATCTTGCGCATGAACTTAACCTTATCACTAAATCCTAATGGATTCTTCTTCGCATCAACAGACTGTGAAGGGTATACACGATGTACTCCAATTGCGAGCTTCACCGATGCGTTAAGTAGCTTCTCATGACCATTCGTAGGGGGGTTGAATCTACCAAAGTTGATAACTACACTTTCTGCAGTTGCTTCAGCAATACAATGGTCTTTAAAGCTCTGAATCATTTTGAACCAGCTCTAGCTTTCTTAACGCGTTCTTTATCAGCCTTCTTAACCTTAGGTTTTAGCTTCTTGGCTAATTTGGCAATTGCCCCTTTCTTCTTGTTCAATTTCTTCTCTAACGACGCCCGTTGAGTAAATGACATATCAGCTTTATCCTTACCCTTCATAATCTTCTTAGCTATTATATCTCTGGCTTTCTTATTAGCAGTCTTTTTAAGCTTTTCAGGGTCTTTGAGTTTCTTCTTAGACTTCTTCATGCCGATCTTGCGTTTAGCAGCACTCTTTTTAAATGCTTGCTTCATCTTCATGCGTTGCTTAGCGTTTAATGCCTCATCAACTTCTACTTCTATGTTATCCTCTACCATCTGATTCCCATCCTTTGATTATGTCTTTACTAAAATTATTAAAACTAAATTCCATTCTATCTACAATCTTCACTGCACCGTTTGTTAAATGATCAATAGCAACATAGCCTTCAGCCCCTGTTACTTTATAACCATCTTTAGTCTTTACAAAGGTATTTATATCATCTATCTTATTAAGATGTCTCATTAACTCTCTCTTAGCATCAACCAAGTGATTCTGCATATCAAACATTAATACAAGATTCTTTGTATTTTCGTTATTGAACCAATCTAATGCTTCAATCTTCTTAGCATTCTTCTTAGCCTTACCCTTATCAGATTTCAACTTGTCAATCTCTTTGTCATATCGATTATGAATCCATTGCACCAGTTCTTTTACATGAGTCTTGGTGTTCTTAATTTCACTTTGAGCTCTTACCTTGGTATTTCTAAAGGTGTTAATGTATAGATTAATCTCTTTGTTTGTACTAACATCTTTAAGAACACCAGAAGATATCTTATTAAACAACTTGCCTGCTAGGGACAAATGTTTAGTGATAGCATCTGTTTCTTTCTTGGTTAATGTGGCATTAGGAACTTCAGGTAAGTCTGCAGACTTACTCCATACAGATGATGTGCTTTTAAATTCAGATGTCTTAACACCGAATGAAGCATTCATAGTTTCAAATGATGATCCAGTATACTTAGTATGCCATACAACACCAATCTTGGCAGTTGTTATCTCTTTAGCATCTTCGACTGGCACTGCATATACAATGGTGTTTGGGTGGAACGTAACATACTTCTGCCCATCAATGGTTTCGTTCTTAAGATCGTTCTTAGTGAACATAATGTCACCTTGATAGACACCTTTCTTAATACCTATTTTCTTCAATTCAGTATATGCAACTTTAAGCTTATCAGATAAATCTCCTGAAGTGTCTGCATCAATATCACTATGTGACTTATACACTTTAGGCTCTTTGTTGAAAATGCCTTTTTTAGCAACAAAGAACTCTCCGTCAGTAGGATCAATACCAGCAAATACTGCTGGAGCTCCGTCCCATTTAACCGTGACAGCTTTGGTATCATTAGTATGACCAGCAAGCATATTACGCAAATCTCTTAATGCATTGATAGCAGCACGTGTACCATTAACACCACCATCAATAACCATGTCTTCAAGATGCGTCATGTGAGTATTCTTAGCTTCTGCTAAATGTCTTTTAAATGATTTCATTATGTTATCCAGGAAACAGTGTACCGAAAGATGCCTTGAATGTTCCGCCATTAACAGCAAATGTTCCTTTTTTAGATAGAGTCTTGGTGTCGTTAACCATATTTTTAAAGTCTATGTAATGGAACCAAATGTCAGTTGGATCACTATCTTTGATATTAGCAATATATCCTTTATCACCAGGCTTATCCCCAACTAACACATCAATCAAGCGTTTCATTAAACCTACAGCAATGCTTTCAGGATCATTAATCTTGGATCCGTATCCCAACTTTTTCAATTGTTTCTCAAAATCATCAGTAGTCTTTTTCATGTCTTTAAATATTTTAAAGTTCATTAGATCTTTGTTGCCCTTGAATAGCTCTGATAATTCAATAAACTTCTCAGCTGCTTCTAGTACATCAGGGTATCTGAATGACAATTCCCCTTTGAAAGATTGATTGCCTTTGCTGTTATCTTTTGAGAAGGCTTGGAATAAATTAGAGATGCCAAACAAAGTGTTTAGTAATGCTCTAAACTCTCGTCTATCCTGGAATCTTCCTAACGATATTGGATCATGTTTTGGATATGCTTTTACTTCAACAGCCTTCTTATCAATACGCAAGTCTGGCTCAGTACCACCACGTGTCTCTTGGGCTCTGCCGTCAAACAACCAATATAAGGAAATTTCACCATTACCAACTGTCTTATCAGGAGCTTCTTTAAACAGCTTGATGAAAGTCTTCTTATCCTTAGGATGAAGCTTTAACTTAAAACTCTTCTTAGGAATATCATACTTACCATGCACCTTCTTTTCTTCATCTGTCAACTTGTCGTCAATGATGACTTGAAAGCTACTGTTAGCTGCTTCGTTTAATATATAACCTTTAAAATTGTCCATGAATATCCTTAATTTACATCCATCCAAGCTTTCACTTGAGGGTTATTTGGTAGTTGATTAGCCCAAGAAGAGATTTTCTTGTTTATCTTATTGATTTGACGATCGAATTGAGCATTGCCATCCTTATCGTCTTTACCAGTACTATTGTTTTCGATAATGAATAATCTCTTACCGAACAAACTCGAGTATGACTTCTTATTACTTTGAACGCCTTTCCACATTGAAGTGACAGCTTTAGATCCTAATGATCTTCCACCATCTTTACCCCTTTGCATATCACGTTCAATAGAAGTATCTAAGAAGGTATCCACAAACACCATTGAACATTCATATCCAAGTTTCTCTAAGGCTTCTTTATGTGCTTTGATCTTACTATCATCTTTACCCGTACCATCAATCACTAAACCAAGTCTGCCGTTTATAGCATGACCTTCTTTGCGTTTAGTTGTTTTCTTTGATATGCCCCTAACGATATCTTTAGCATAGGCTTGCCCGTCAGGCATTTCCATATCCATTAAAGATAACTTCATGGCCTTTTCTAATGCAGAGTCTGAGTTGATATCTTTAAAGTTTAATGATAGTAGTCCTAATTGACCAACAACATATGACTTACCTGAGCCTGGACCACCTGCCATGAAGATAGCATGAAAAATGGACTTATCGTTCTTACCTTCTTCAAGGTGATTAAGGAAGCTCTTCATTGAAATTTACGTAAAGTTATTATGTATATTTATAACTTTAATGTTCTCAGTATTTCATCTAAATTATGGATACTACTATACTTCTTCAGCTTACGAAGCTTCTTGGATATGTTTTTATACACCTTATCGGTATCTATTTCACCGTTATAATCTAAAATGAATATCATGGCAAGCATATCTCCTAGCTCTTGCTCAAGGTTATCCCGGCTTTTATCATTAATACCAAACCTCTGTATCTTCGAAGCAGCTTGAATAACCTCAGCACATTCTTCCGATAGAATGACTAAGGTCTCATTATTACATTTTAAAGTCATCGAAATTAGTCACTGCAGGTTTATTATATACTAGCTCATCCTGGGCACTTTGCTCCACATCATATAATCTCATCTTGGGCTTATCTATGCCTAAAATAAACCTCTTATGACTGCTTATGTCGTTATATCTATTTTTCAACTGCTTAACCATTACTTGATTAAGACTATCCATCTCTTCCGTTGCTATAATCGCTACCATTAAATCACTCGTTGCTGGAAGACCAAATGATTCTGATGTATCGGTTAATGATATATCCGTATTGTCATAACCACCTCTTGTTGTTTGAGTGGCACTTACAATAGGTAGATTATTCTCTACGGCTAGCCCTCTTAACTCTTCAGCAATAGCTTTTACGTAAAAATACGATCCCGCATCACTTCTTAACCTTGAAGACGCACAGATATTAATATAGTCAATATAAATAATATCTGGGGTGAAGTCTTTTTTAATTGCAAGCTCTTTTAATAAGCTTCTAAAATGGCCAGCGTGGGCTGTTGATGTAGGGTACTCCTTAATCACTAGCTGTCCATTAGCCTTCTCTTTAATCTTATTAATCTTATCGGTAAACATCTTCTTGGGTAAGTCAACCAAGTCGCCAATATTAACATTCATTAAGTTAGCATCAATACGCTCAGCGATCATTTCCTCGGCCATCTCTAATGTGATATACAATACATTTCTACCTTGAGATATATTAGCTGCAGCCATATGACACATGAATAGAGATTTGCCTGCACCGGTACCTGCCAATACGATGTTTAGAGTTTTATTTGATAAACCACCTTTAGTAATCTTATTAAACATATTAAGATCGAATGGTATCTTACTCTCACTCTTATGATAAAACTCGTAACGCTCCCCTGCATCTTCTTTATAGTCATGCCCAACATGGTTGTCAAAACCAACAGAGAGAGCTTCCGATAATATTTCAGGTATGGCATCTTGAGTATACTTATCATCATTGCCATCAATAATTTGAATACCTTTGAATATAGCATTATAAACTGCTTTATCCTTACAGAACTTCTCGGTTAAATCAACCAGCCAATCTTGGTTAACTTTCTCTTCAGATAAATCTGTAATGGATGCCATGATAGACTGATAATCGTCCCCTGATAAATCATTACGAGCACCGATTGCAATCGTTAAGGAATCTTTAGAAGGTTTATCATGGTAGTGCTCTACAAATCTACTGATCTCTTCAAACATTACCCCTTCGATTCTATCATGGAAGTATTCCTTCTTAAGGAAAGGAGACACCTTACGGGTAAATGGTTCGTTAAATAATAAATTACTTAGTATCGTTCTCTCTATCGTCATATTCTAGGTCTCCATTAGCTAAT